TTCGGCTTTAAGTTTATTTAATACAGTCGTAATGCTTTTAGGTTGATTATCAGTAGGCATCGTAACTCTCCTTGTTTGTTAAAATTTATGGTGAACCAGGTTTATATTTAGGCGATGGCGGTAATTCTATAGTACGCCAATATTCAACTGAAGATTCTCGGTGAAATTCGGCAAGTTCAGCCTCAGTAGGCGCATAATCTAAAAGGATAACGCAATCTTCTGCAATTTCGATTACCTTTTCATCTTCGGATTTTTCTGTTATTACAGGTACCGATTCATCTTCGTTTTTCATTTCTTTTTCTTTACCTTAAGAACTTTGTTAGCCTTAGCATCTATCTTTTCTTCTGTTTCTTTAGATATTTTACCCTTATGCTCCATCTCAGATGCACGAGCCTTAGCATTGGCAGCGTGAGATTTGTCAGGCACTGGAAACTTACGTGATTTGGGTAATGCAAACTCTTTTGGTTTTAATTTCTTTCTGGCGTTAGTTGTTAGTTTTGACATTTTATTAATCCTTTAAAAATAGTTTACTTCTTTCTTCTTCAAATTTAGCGTCAGCTAAAAGATTCTTATAACCTGAATCTTGATTCAACTCAAGAACCTCATATTGCTCCAAAGTAATCAGAGGCAGCGGCTTTAATGGCGGAAAGGTATGTGATTTAGTTGTCATTCGCTATCCTTTTAATCGCAATATCCATATATTCCTGTTGCTTTTCAATTCCTATGAACCTAAATCCCTCTAGCTTAGCAGCAATTCCAGTTGAACCGCTGCCCATAAACGGATCGAGTATAACGCCATTAGGCGGTGTAACTAGTCTACATAAGTATTGCATTAATTTAATTGGTTTTACAGTGGGATGATTGTTATGTTGGCCTCTTTCTGCGGACGACGCTTTAGCACAATAGAAAAAGCGGGACGGCGAACCTAAACTTGCTTCTACCTCTTCGCTACCATCGTGGATAAAGTTTGCTGGAAAACGGCCTGACACGGTCGATTTAAATTGCCTTGACACCCAATTATCATCGTGCATAACCCCTAAAGTTTTCATACTTTGATACGTTCTAGTTTCTGTTCCAACCCGACACCCATCGATATTAATCCCGCCAGTACCATGTTTTAGCACGTTACTTGCTATATTCTTTTCGCTTAGTGGTTTTCTTGCCACAATTATTGGCTCGTGTGCTGGTTTTAATTGAGAACCCCAGCCATCCCACTTTTTGGCATCGTATGTTGGCGGCGTGGTTATGTTAATATCAATCCTTTCTTTAAGCTTGCTTTTTTCACTGCCAAACCCAGCGTTCCCCTTTATATCTTGGCTACTTTTTAAAACGCCTATAACCTCTCTTTCAGCACCAGCCATCTTATCGATAGCCTTGCTAACATTTAAGTTTTTAGGAAAACCGCTTCCATAAACCCACATGATTTGATCCCGAATTTCAAACCCGGCATCTTCAATTGCACAGGCCATCCTATGATAAGTGCGGCTACCGCCGAACGCTAATAAATGGCCACCTGGCTTTAATACCTCTAGGCATAGTTTCCATAACTCGACATCATTAGCAATGCCAGACTTATCCCAGCCTTTGTTCATAAACCCAAGTTCATACGGCGGGTCAGTAACAATTGCATCTACCTGTTGACCCTTTGCAATCAAATCCCTTATCGCATCTTTACAATCCGACAAGACGCAGACATATCCCTTGTCTAACACTATTCTTCCCTATGTTTGTGGGCTATTTCTGCACTTTTAATTACATGCTCCACCGCAGTTCTAGCATTTTCGGAATCAACCTTTTCTTGTTCAATTCCAAGTTTGATTTGGTTCTGATTAATTTGCGCCATAATCTGCATAAACTTAACATCAGTTAAGGTCTTCTCATTAGCAACTTTAGCAGCTTGGATAGCTAGCTCTCCTTCTTGTTTTTGTTGTTGTTGCTGAATCTTAGCCATCTCAATTTGTTTAATGGCCTCAGTTTGCTCACGCATTGCGGTTTCTTCAGGATTGCCTTGCTGTGCTTGTTGTTGTTTTTGTTCTTCTAATTGCTTCATAAACTGAACGGCTTGAGCCTTAAGCCCCTCAATACCTCTAATGTCCATGTTATCTAGAATTGTTTCTAGCCCCATAGTATTAATAAACTCAGCAAACAATTGACTGGACTGCATCATTCTAATTATTTGATCAAGCGCTACTTGTTTTTGTACTGCGCTACTAACCCCTGCTTCAACCTTAATCTGTAAACTATTTGGGTTGTAACTAAAGTCTACGCTTTCAGGATTATTTGGGTGATTAATAATTTGGTAAGAGCGCTTACCGTCAGGCTCCTTTACTGGTAAGCTTCTAGGCGTTACATAATACTTAGGAATTAAGTCAACAACTATTTGGGCAACCCTATTTAAGCCTCTAATATAGCCCTGTAAATAAGGAATGGCCGCAGCATTAGATTGCATTGCTCCTTGCTGTATGGCGACCCCTGATATTTGCTTATCGTTAGTTCCTAATATGGAATCATACGTACCTAATATAGTTTGGGTAACCTGATCGGTCCCCATAAAAGTCATATTAACAATGTCGGGAGTAGGGGTTCGTTGAACTTCTCTTGGGGGCGGTAATGGTTGCTCTGGATTATCTTTATAAAATGCGTTATAAACCAACGTAGATGCTTGCTGTACGTTTTTATAAGCGTCCGCATAATCCTCTGGTATAGACTCAACTGCTACCATAAATTTATGTTGCACCATGTTTTCAATTTCGGCAGCAACGGTCTGTCCTGAGAAGTTTTTAAGTTGTTGCACACCTTTAGCATGATAAACAAAAGGCCTGGTCATCTGCATTGATGCACCATCTTCGTTTTCTCTAATTACCACACTATTGCCATCAATAAATACTAACGGGAAGAACTTATAGGATGTTTCTTCGTGAGACAGTACTTTATCTTCACAAACCATATAGCGATCAATTGTTTCGATAATGGTTTCTCTTTCATCTATAAGAATGGGGGCTTGTTCAATAAACCCTTGATTACCCCATAGTTTAAGGAATTCCTCATAATGTTTTTTAACAATAGTATGGCCGTTAGAAAGTTTTACGATCTTCTCTTTCTTCTTTTTCTTGCAGTAGTAATCGGCAACCAGTATGATTTCTTGATCTTGATTTAAATAGCTCCAATTAAAATCGCCTACATGGCTCGATCTTTCAAACTTCATATTGTCGGCCGAGCCTTTACCGAATTCTTCTTCAAAATCTTCTTTTGATTTAGGGATTAACTGAAAGCAGTAATTACCATCGCCCTTATGTGATTCTCTGGCTAACGGATCGAAGCCAGTTAAAGTTGGATCGAATACTCGCTCTACTTTAATATTTTGCTCAAAAGATAGCTCGTTAATGTAGCCTGTATAAACGTGGACAACACTATAACCACCAGCTAATAAGTCTGAATAAATGTTATACTCTAGTGCATCGTTGGAGGCGTCAAAGAAAATCTCTCTTAAATGCGCCTCTATTATTTCTAATGTTTGTAAAAATTCTGGGGTTAGCTCTTCAATTCGCACACCGTCGGCAGCTCTTGCCACTATTGATGGTTCTTGTTTCGCGAACTCGCCTCTTAGCCTTGAAATCATCGCTTCTAAGATGTTAAATTCTATTGCAGGTTTTTGTAGCACATCTAATTTAGTGATGTCATCGGACGATAACGAAGTCTGGAAGACAAACTTCATAAAGTCATTAAAGCGATTAACATTCTTTATAAAATATTCGTGCGCGTGCTCAATATTTTTCTTGATTTCGTTTAACTTATCCGTGTGCTTTTTAGCTACCATTTGAAATCCTTTTCTGGTGGTTGAACTACTTAGATAGATACATTCCTTATATCTAAGTTTTTAGTATAGTAAAATCTAAGGAAATAACTATAAATGGGGATAAGAATGGCACACATAGATACATTACAAGTATACAAAGAATATTTATCTGGGGGCTACACAGAAAGCCAAGCAATTACGGCTGTAAAGGCCTTGAATGCCTCATTTGACGGCGCAGCCACTAAAGAAGATTTAAATAGCCTAGAAAAAAGAATAGATTCAAAGTTTGATGCTAAGTTCGGTATGCTAGAAAAAGCCTGCATAGCAATAATTGTGCTGCTTCTGAAGGTAGCTTTTTGGTGATTCATATTTTTTCCCTATGGTTGCCTCTAGTGGCTTCAATCCGTTGATCTATCCAGTTGTCTACCTCGCTCTCAAGCCAGCCAACCGATCTGGCTGAAAGTTTTATAGGTTTAGGGAAAACACCTTTAGAGACTTTTAAATAAAGACCCGATCTAGAATCACCAGTCTTATTTAAAACATTTTTAAGACGTAATATTTTCATTGTTTATCTCCGTATAAAAAATGCCAATTGCATCTAATACAGATAATGAATGTTTTTTTAAATAATTAAATAAGATACCGAACCCTATTGTTCTTTATAATAGGGTTCATAAAGCCATAACGCATTGAAAATTAAGGAAATTAAGGTAGACCCTATTGTTCTTTATAATAGGGTTCATAAAGCCATAACGCATTGAAAATTAAGGAAATTAAGGTAGACCCTATTGTTTTTTGGGAGGTCCTTTTTTTGCCCATTCTGGCCTAATAAAGCTAGCCATGCGCTTTGCTGTAGTTGGGTCAAATTCTTTATTACTTAACCAATCAATTACATCTTGATTCCTTGGATGCTGTTTTTCTGGTTTGTCTTTTAAGCCAACCCAAAATTTATGCGCAGCCACTAAAGAAGATTTAAATAGCCTAGAAAAAAGAATAGATTCAAAGTTTGATTAAAGTTATGATTACAGTATAATTTATTTGATGTTCTTTATTAGCCGTTAGTAGTTCTGCAAAAACACTAACGGTAGCTTTTTGGCCTTAATTATTTTCTAGACCTCCTAATGGCTGTCAGTTTAGTATTAAAATCTTGCGCCAATGATTTAAGTATTGGTGCGCTTGGGTTTGGCTGTTCCCTAAATGCCGTAACAGGATAAGCAAAAGTTAAACAAAGCGCGTCCGCTTCGTCTGACGACCTGATTCCCCTCTTTTTCATATCTTCCTTTTTCTCCATAACCAATCTAGAGTTGGAATCAAAACTATAGCGTATACCGCATAAATCTGCATGTAAGCTGTCTACATCTGGTATTTGTACTGGGATATCCTCTAGCCAATTGGCGCACTTACCCCACATCTCAGCACGCTTATTTGAATACTTCTGGTCGTCTAAGCTTTTTGAACCAGCGTTAACCGCAACGACAGCCTCCTTGTGGCCTAATTCATTAAGCCTGTCGACAACACCAGCTCCCAATCCGCCGACATCAACAAACACCTTTAAAGGCCGATGCTGTTCAATCAATGAATGAACAATGCCAGTTACCTCCATTGTGTCTTTCTTGGTATAGCTTTGTAATCCAAAAGCGACACGCCCCTGTCTAAATATAATGGATGTGCGATCATCGCCAAAGCGAGCTGGGTCTACCCCCATAATTAGTGGCCCGTACTTTTCTGCTGCACATTTCCTTGCTCTCATGACAACGCTTGAATCGATAAATGAATTCTCGCCTTTAAGTTGGAAAGCCTCATTTGGATTGCATGGATATTCCTGGCAAAAGCTTTTCTCCCCGTCTTGACCGTTAACTGATAAATCAGTAATTTTAAATCGCCGCCAGGCTATCTGCTCTAAGGTTAACCGATAAGCTTCAATTAAGCGTAACTCTATATGATTAGGTTTAAAGTCCGGCGACGTTTGTCTTTTATATTCGTCTTGCCAGAACCATGGAACAAAGATAGCTATAAAATCAGACATGCCGCCCTCTGCTTTTTGCCACATCTGATGAAAGTAATTACCAACCCCGTTAGCGGTTGATTCCAATATGATCTCTGTTCCTGTTGCGTCTGGCACGGCTTGCAGTATACCTTTAGTATGCTCGTGAGCATTTGCCCAAAAGGCAATCTCAGAGCCATGGAATAATTGAATAGTACTGGAGCGCCCAACCGCTTTATTTTCGGCTGTTCCTAGTTTATATCCGCTATCTAACCGCCCAAAGATAAGCTCTTTAGAGTTGTTGGTGCTAATATCAGGCTGAACTAAGTTTGGGGTATTCTGATAAAACCGCTGCGCCATCTTAAATAGATTATTGGTAGCATCTAATGCATGAGTTAAGATAAAGCATTGTGTCCCCTTATTGTGGGTGGTCTTATGATAGAAGCGTCCGCCCACATAAGTTGAGTTGTGCGATACTAGTCCTTCGCATACGTATGTTTTATTGCTTGTTTGTAAATCTATAACTCTTTGTTTTTTTAGGTGAGTTATTTTGATTATTTTTGCCCAAGGCTTGATACCATCTGTAGCTGCCTTCCCTGGTAACTCATGCCCCAAGTGCCACTCATCCTCAGTAAACCTAGTTGGTCTGCATCTTGAAAATAACTCCATTATATAAGGAAGCCTATGGATATCTAAGCGATGTACTGGCTTATCCCCAAGCTTGCTGCTTATCCCAGAAGTTCTACGATCTAGAACTTCACAATAAGGCATCTCAATGCTTTTAAAGTATGCCTTTATTCTATCTAAAACTGGGCCAGCTGTTTGGTGTACACTAATTCTTTTTGTGCCACCATTTTTACCTCGCATACTTCCTTCGCCATCGATAATTCCACCCATCCAGCCATCCTCGTAAGATGACTTATAGTTTGGCGGCCGCATAACCACCCTTACATGATCCCCAACCTTAAAGTCGGCTACACGCCGCCACCTTTGCTCACAGCCACCCCTTTGTTTGCAAAGCATCCTATGTTCTGGGGTTACAACTAGTCTTGCACCATTATCAAATAAAATTTCATAAGTCTGTTTATAGAAAGTAGCCTTCGCTTCTACGACAGAAGTCCTAAATTTTCTTGATTGTTTGCGCCCTATTTTGGTAATCCCAGCAGAATTTTCATCACAACTAACTAGTTTATCTCCCACATTAATTGTTCCTATGGGCAACCATTTATAATCAGCTGTTAGCACGCGCATATCAGGGGAAAAACAGCAGCCCTGTTGTCTTCCTTTCAAGATCAGTGCTCTAACTCTACCTGTTTGTCTTCTTTGATCTTCTAATCGCTCATGTATATACTGCTGCGCTTTATTTAAGACAAACGGCGCAATCTCACCTTGCTTAGTGCGGATTTTAAGACAACGCGAAGCATAATGTATAAAGTTGTCTTTTAAAAGTTGGCGTGTCTTAATCTCGTCATCAGTCATCGTATGACTTATTGTTTTTTTCGTCCATCATTTTATCATTCCATTTATACGAAGCTTTTTTCCGTAAACGCTTTATAGCGTTATCTCTAATTTGAGACGGCCTCGACCAGCTCACTCCAAACGTAGTGGCTATTTCTCTAAAAGTTAAGCCGTCTCGATAAAAAAAGTTTATTACCTGCTGCTGCTTAGTTGGTAATTGTTTAATATAATCTGGCAATTCTGTTACGGTTATAAGTACACGCCCTTCAAAGTTACCGTTAATTAGCTCTAATAATCGCTCAAAGCTATGCGAGCGCACACTATAGTTCATCTTTTATCCCTTGTTATTGGTGCTTGC